TGAATCTAATTGTACTAAACAATTTGCAGTGCTCCCAACTGAATAACCATCGGACAATGTTTTAGCAGTCGATGACCAATACGGCACTTTTCCAGAAGTAGTCGTAGTTGGTGATTCTACAACATAAGGTCCATATGAAGCTATGTCCAAAATATTTGCATTTGTTATACTGGTGACACCAGCACCGACATGCACCAATGCCAGAATTACACCAGATGGAATATTACTACCGGGACATGGTGTTGAAAATTCCTTGAAATCAGTCTTTGAACTCGGAGAAATAGCAGCAGCAGTTCCGGTATAAACACCAGGAGATCCAGTCGTGTCTATATAAATAACATCTATGCGAGGATTAGTAGGATCTGCTGCTGTTATTGAAACAGATCCACCAGTTACCGATTTTCTAGCAGTTCCAAATCCTGCTTGAACATATCCGGAATCTACCACAACTGACATCCCGGGAGTCCCTGCTTGATTGACATCACATCCTGAAATGACATGATATCCCATGTCTGCTCTACTTAATGAAAGGACATGAGCCGTGGTAAACTGGTGTCCTTTTCCTGGTTGAATATTTCCTACGTTTGCCATTCTTTTCCTCGATTTCTATATAGGTATTTAAATACTTATAAAGTATTTACATCAAAAGTAGCTATGATTCCCTTGAGTACGAATGTAAGATCAGCACTACCAGCATCGGAAACCATTATTCTTACATACAGTTGCTCGCCATCATCAATGAAATCCTGTTCCCCTTCTGGAATGGTTACTTCGAATGTATGAGTTCCTGCTACTAATCTTTCTGCTTTTGTATCATAACTGGTTCCATAATCTGCGCCCGTATCACCAGCCAATACCGAACCTACTGGAGAATTTCCATCGGTTGGTGTAGTGACTTGAACAATACAAACTTCCAGATCATCATTTGATGTGGATATTGTTCCACCAAGAGTTATAACCGCTTTAACTGATTTCAATCTGGCACCTTTATCCGCTGTGGTTCTGAATGGCATTATAATAGGAACTACATAATATGAAGTAGAAGTCTCGGCAGTCCTAGTTACAATATATACATTACTTGAATCGGTTACTGTCCAAGTCCCGGAAGAATATACAGCAGGTGCTAATGGAACCTGAACTTGATAATCTTCTTTTGCTTCGGTGGCTGTAATCACTCCACCATCTATAGTAAATGTACCTGTCAAAAATATCACACCATCGTTATTAAATATAAGATTTAACTATTAAATTCCCGGAACCTGTTATAATTCCAGTATTTATTATTTTGCCACCATTATAATTAAATAGAGCGTCTCCATTAATTGTCATAGTACCGGCATTGGTTAGATCAGCATTAGGACCGATATATCCGAATAGGGTTTCTCCTGATTTCAGAGTCCATGTTCTACCGTCTCCTAAATTCATATAAGAAACAGTAACCATTTCGGCGCTTCTTCCCGTTTGTAATTGAACCGGATCAATAGAATCATAACCTAGATCCAAATAAGACTGATATTCGGACTGGGTTATTTGACCCGATCTAAACAAATCAATAAGTCTAACCATAATAATACCTCATTGTAAATATAATCAAATAAAACCAAATTACCGAATTTTACGATTTTAGAAACCTTCCGGTACTATAACAAAGACAAAAAAAATAAAATGGCATATATTTATTCTACGTCCGGCATTGGAATCAAATATGATAATGTCATATTAATGATTCCAATCCATCTGGATTGATCGGTTTCGGTAATATTAGAATCTATACTATCGACATATATTTTATAATCATCATTAGTTTCCTTTCTATTTCCCAGAAATAATGTTACTATTTTATCAACAATTGATCTGCAATGATTATCATTTTGTCCATATGATGTTACTACAGTTATTTTGACTTGGACTTTTTGCTCGGTAAAGTCCCGTATTTGGGAAAAGAAATGACCTTGGCGGTTATCAGAACTATATTCTATTCCTACTCTGGTATACATCGGAGGACTTAATACAATTGGTTCTCGCAATAATCCAGTATGGAATTGATTATCAACCAATGTCACCAATTCTTGATCGGAATGTAAAGTATCCAATAGGTATTGAGAAACGGGAGAAATATAAGATACCATTTATTCATCACCGTCTTGTTTTTTCGTAGCCCTAAACGCCCATTCTTGCGGAATATAGTCAGGCGGCGTTGATATATTCTCAAAATCACTGACTGGTACAAATATCTGATCATCATACCCATTGACTGAAAATGTCATGTCTTTGCTTAACGGTGCTTTTCTTTCGATTCGAACATAGTGAACAATTTTACTTCCTAAACCAAGTGCATTAGCTTCTACCTGTGCTGACATTCCACCCATTTGCCCGAATTCTGCGCGGTAAGGTCCAAAAGTTTGTTTCCAAGAAAGCGGCATTCCAACCAAATCTACTCCATTGATTTCAATGCTGGCATCAGTTTCGAAATATCCTGATGTTATGGAAATTAATTCATCAAAACTATTTGTACTGTATTGCGTACCAGAAGTTGCAAAACTAATTCGTTCTGTAATTGGAATTCCATCCAATGATCCGATTATCTTGATTCGGCATGCATTACTTGCTATCAGTTCTAACTTGAAATCTTCTGTGGGATGTCCAGAAATTGCCATGCTAGAAGATACCAAACCATCATAAATAGAATTTATATATTTGTGGATATAAATTTTATGTGTGAAACGGATTCTTTGGGGATAAGTTACCATCAATGATCACTCATAGTCATTATAATCATATCCCATGTCGGATACTTCTTCAGAATCGAATCCATCTTCCGTTGAATCATATGCAGGAATTCCAGTCCGTTTCCATCTGTTGGGATAATTCTTAGCATCCTTAATGCGAATAATTTCGGTTGATGCTCCTCTTCCGCAAGTAACATTGCCTATTCTGGCAGAATCAGAAATACTCTTTAACATTTTTTCCAATGCTTGTCTAGGTCCTGTTTTATCTCCTCTTGAAAAACTGACTCCAGGCGCTTGACTCTGACTTCTAAATGCCCAATCAGGATTTCCCATTTCAAAATAATCGGCAACCAAATGACATAATGCGACATAAGTCTGATTATTTGTTAGGGTGATTCCTTTTGATGCACATAAATTTGCCAATTCATCCGATGCTTGTTCCGAATATAATTCAAAATCTTCGTACAAAATATCAGAATCAGTACCATCTTCTGGATCGGTATTATATTCGGTAAATGTTTGAACATCTATAAATCTATAATACGTTCCGAAATATTTAATTAATTGGGAAACATTTACTCTTGATGATAACGGCTCATAAACAACAACAGTAGTAGTATCTCCATAATGGATATTTGCTCCCCATTCAATATAAGATTGGAGAATATAGTTTCCAGCTTCGTCTAAATCTCCCGTCGTTGAAGTATATGTAATTTCTGATGTAGTTCCATATTGAGTTGCTGTCCATATAACAGCAGTACCACCTGGTTTCAATACATGAATTTCAATTTTTGTAGCAATATCCAGATTGTCAACTCCGGTATCCAGCCTGAATACAATGGATGTATCTCCTTTATAAATCGTCATAGTGGTGATTTTCTCCTTAATTTCTTATTTATTCCTGATTTTGAATTCAATATATCTTCGATGGAAGACATTTCCTGTACCAGACTATCCGAAACATAAATCATTGAACCGAGTTCGACAACTTCGTAATATGGATATATATATTTGAAAGATGTAGAAGATCCAGTATATCCATATGTACCGGATGAAGCAACTATACACGGATTCACTAGTAATTCAGAATTGATTCCACTTATGTTATAATTTCCATTCGAAACTTCAAAATACCGGTGAGCTGTTGGCATCACGATAAGGTATCCATCTATGGTATATTCACCGGATGCTGTCGATATTGTATATCTTCGCAACAATTCAGAATTGCTTCCAGTCAAGTCATATGATCCATAATTAGATAATATAACACGATTACTAATTAGAGATGATCCATATCCAGAAATATTATATGTACCAGTCGAAACATTCAACTTAGATGATTTCAATAAACTTGATGAAATTCCAGAAATATTGTATATGCCAGGAGATGCCGTAAAAAGCGAACTCTTTCGCAGCGACGAAGAATTTATCCCGGAGGTAGAATAACTTCCAGAGGATGCTGATATTGTTCTCGTTGCTATAGGCAATGTTGCAATACCAACAATCTCATATATGCCGTTTCCAGCAAATAGAACAGTACCTTTAGCAAATGCAGTCGAATATCCGGAAATACTATATGTTCCTGTTTTGGTGTCAAATATTCTAGCATATTGTAATCTTGAGAATAATCCTCCGATAGAATACTGTCCGTTATTAGCAGCTAACATTCTACTGCATAATAACGAAGATCCGATTCCAGAAATGCCATATACTCCGGTCTGAGAAATAATATTCCTGTGGGATGTTAATCCTGAACCAATTCCAGACAACCCATACGATCCAGTACCTATATTGAATATTCTATTATATCCAAGACTTGTATCAATTCCGACAAGATCATATGTTCCGGTGGCTACATTGAATCGAATTCCAATGGAAAGTACTGAGTTTATTCCAGACATTCCATAAGATCCAACACTAGTATTGAATATTCTGTCATATTCAAGACGTGAATCAATTCCCGTAATTCCATACGATC